AAGGCTGGATTCTTACCTTCTTTTATGATGCCCTGCATCTGGCTTTGTGCCTTGATGAGGGCTGGAGCGATAGCCCCGATCGTTTCCGATGTTGTCATATCTATTCTCCCGTTACGTGGTTGGATGCGTCAGCGTAGTAATCGTCTTCGTCTTCAATCGTGATGCTGACCTCGCCATTACCAAAGATGATGGTGGAACCGCTGATGCGGATGTTATCCCGTGTCATCTGGATTGCCTCGATGGCTTCAATGTCATCGATGTCGTGCTGGCCTGATGGGCTGTGCAGCTGAAGGATTGCACCTTCTGCCGTCATATCTTCAACCAACTTGATCGCTTGTTCTTTCATCTTTATCTCCCGTACCACTGCGGTACACAATGATTATACATCAAGAATATATATTGTCAAACACTTGACGGGTGAGTATATACATATGGTATATAGATTCCATGATTCGAGGACTAAGCCAGCAACAGTTGGCCAAAAAGATTGGTGCAACACAGCCACAGGTATCCGACTGGATGACCGGGAAGAAGACACCAAACAGCGGTAATCTTTCCAAGCTCGCTGAAGCCATGGACATGGCGGAAGAAGACTTGGCAAGGCTACTCACCATTCGTCGTAAGAGCCGCAACAAAGTGGCCGAACAACCAGAAACATTCGAGAACTAGATAAGGTAATAGGGAGACAAGGAACATGAAGCGTTGTAACGATTGTGCGGACAAAGTAGTAGATGCAGATGCGATCTGCACTGGTTGCCGTATGGCAGAATGGAGAGACCAGCAGGAACAGGCACGGCTGGCACGTGAAAAGGCTTATGCCTTGGAAGCCCATCGGGCTGCATACCTGAGCCGTAAGAAGGCTATCAGGGACAGTATCAAGGCTGGTGTAATTGCCGCTATTGGCTTCCTGCTTTTCTTGGCACTCTTCCAAGCTACCAAGGATGCCATGCGATACGAGTGGGAAACCAAACCTGCACTGCTCAGGGCGCAAGGAGTCCGTTGACACCAAGGCCAAGCATAATACGGCAGACGCTCCGAAGTCTATCCAAGGCTCCGGAGCGTTTACTGTCTCACGATGAGATGGTACTTCTGCATCGTGCTTGGTCTGCTGGCATCCATTCCGATGAGTGCCTTGATGCTATGATTCGCCACAATTATGCTTTTATCAGAGAAGTGTGCAAGGTCATCAAGCACAAGGAACACTTCACAGATGCTTGCCAGTACTGCGTTGAGGGTCTTATCAGAGCAATAGAAAAGTGGGAACCTGAGCGTGGGTTGAGGTTCTCAACTTATGCTCATCCTTGGATCTATCAGAAGCTCAGACGCTACCAAAGCAACCAATACAGAACTATCCGGATTGCTGAACACGCATTGGTCAAGTGGCACAAGTTAAAGCGGCATTACGTCATCCTTGAACTCGAACTCAAGCGACCACCGACAGATGCTGAACTGTCCGAGCGTAGCGGGATGAGTCTTGAAACCATCGATATATGCCGTACCGCAGCAGGCATTGAGCCAGTTAGCATGGACACCCCGATTCAAGGCTCTGAGCTAGTCTTAGGTGATACTGCGGTATTTGGTAGCACTCAATCAGCTGAGGATGAATATCTAGCCGAGATTGAAGAAGGAAGCCTGACCGAAGCACTCAGCAAGATGGACGATGAGACCAGACAAATGCTTGTTTTGCATTATGGCTTAGATGGACGTGTACCACAGACGATACACATGGTGGCCAGCCGTTACCGTATACCGCCTGTAGTGGTCAAACAGAGGCTTGCAGAGGCCATTGAAAGATTGAGAGAGAACTATGAAGCATCTTGAAGACCGAGAGCAGATTGCCTTGATTACTTGGGTAAGGTTGATGGAGTCTAAACATCCTGAACTAGCAACCATTTACCATTGTCCTAACGGAGGGCATAGGGACATCCGTACAGCTGCAAAGTTCAAAGCCATGGGAGTGAAGGCTGGTGTGTGGGACATCTTTCTACCTGTACCGTTACCGGGATTATTCATCGAGATGAAGGTAGGGAAGGGCAGGCTTACACCGGGGCAGGTTGCCTTCAGGGAAGCTTTGGAGCCACATGGGTATAAGTTTTCTGTGGCTTACTCTTGGCATGAAGCCGCACAGGCCATAGCTGAACACGTTGGTTTTAACTTTGATGTATAATTACATTGTGCTGCTAACACCAATGTTACGATTTCACTGATGCTGAAGTCGAACATGAACAAGCCCGTCCAGTTATCCTCTACTGGGCGGGTTTGCTTTTGATGTATAATGTTTACAACCTAGTCCTTTGGTTTTGGGGTAACCCACCCTCCGGCTGATCCCCGGAGGGAACCCTAAGGCTAGGAATAACAAAGGACTATAGGTAACTCCATGGCTATACCAGCCACGGATGCCGGGCAGGCTATTGCCTTCCTTAGGCATCTTTTCAAGCCGTACTCTGACGGCTTTATCGAGATCCGACCACTCTCTAAGGTCAAGCCACACGCTAACCGTACGACCTACCGTTTGCCTCACTGCCTCAAAGGTGAAGAAGGGCAAGCCCTGACACAGCACATCATGAGCCTTGCAATGCGTGGTTATGATGTCTACGTTGGTGTCTGTCCAAGGGTTGCTCCTGAAGGGCCGGGGCGCAAGCTCGGCAAAGATGCCATCGAGCAGGTTGGGGCAATGTGGGTAGACCTTGATGCCAAAGTTCCGGGCAGTTCTGAATCTCTACTGAATAACTGCGACATTGTTGTATCTACCGGGAATGGGTGGCACGGCTACAAGGTAGCACCAAGCCCTGCAAGAGTATCAAGCACTAGAGACAGAACAGCGATAGAAGCCAAGGTGCGAAGCTTTGCGAATAGCATCCTAACCGGAACCGATAACGTATCTAACGTTGATCGCATCCTGCGAGTTCCAGGAACCATCAACTACAAGGACCCTGACAATCCTAAACCAGTCGTGATGCTTAAGGGTGGCGGTATAAAACCAACATACAAGGAATCCTTGATAGTTCAACACCTTGGCGATGTTAGGCTTGATGCTTTGCTGGCTTCCGCAAAGCAGGGGCAGCTTGGAAGGGCTGAACCCCGGATACGTCATGCAAGCGGTAGGATAACCGACCTGCTAGATGTCTTTATGCTTGAGGCTGAGGAAGCCTGTCAAGCGTTTGAAACTAACCCCGCTTGGGAATACCGTTTGAATATTGTCCGTGCTGACCTGCCTGAGATTTTGGAGTACTTTTTCAATGGATGATTTCTGGGATATCCCCATCATTCCGGATGCAAAGCCGGAGCGCAAAGATAGACAACGTGGAGAGCCTGATGGTGATGGAACGCTTGCGAAGCTCTACCAAAAGCACCCGGAAGGTGGAGGGCCATACGGTGGCAGGGACAATGCCATAACTGCTTATGTTGGGTATTTGCGATCTACACGCATTGACTACACAGCTGGACTCGCTGCCGCTAGGGCTTTCAATAACGAGTGGTTAGATCCACCCCTACAGGATTGGGAAGTCGGTGACAAAGTCGGACGTGCTTGGGCTGAATGGGATGAAGGTGTACGTGAGTTGTACACACAGCAGATGGCAGCATCTGAACTTCTAGCAGACAAACTCAAATCACTCGAACCAAAAGAAGACCCAGTCTTTGAAATATGGGACTGGTGGCGATTTAAAGAAGAGGGTATGAACTGCCCAGAAGAAGACTGGATTGTGGACAACATGATAATCCACAAGGGCTTGCACTTTATCGCCGCAGGTTCGGGCTCAGGGAAGTCGTGGCTTGGTATTGATCTAGCCATTGCCTGTGCTTCTGGTAGACCTTGGTGTAACTTTATTGAGACAAACCGAGCAAAGGTTTTGTACATCAATGAAGAGATTGAAAAAAAGAGATTTTGGGGCCGCTTCTGCATGATGCATGAAGACGATATACCAAACCTCCATGTCATACAGAAACAAAACACTAAAGTAGACAGGCCTTTCTATGTTGAGAAGTTAGTTCAGTACATCAAGGAACATGAAATACGGTTAGTGATTATCGATACCTTTGTCCGTGTTCATAGTATGGACGAAAACGACAATGGAGCAGTGGCAAAACTCTATGATCGGTTTCACGAGCTTATTGATGCAGGGGCTGCGGTCATTGTCTTACATCACAACAAGAAGGCTGCACCCGGTACAGCTATTACGCAGGACAGTATGCGTGGAGCCTCTGATTTAGCCGCACAAGCCGACATGGTGCTGACTATCAACCACGACATCGAAGCTAAGACATATGACGTGCGTACGGTCAAACACAGGCATATTGGAGAAGATGAATGGGTTCACTTTGTATACAAGTTGAATGTTGACACTCCAGGGAAGATTGCCATTGAGCAGATAACGAGTGCTGGTTCTGAATCAGAGGTGTTAGATCGGATTGTTCAATACGTGACAGACAATCCCGGAAAGACCAAAAACGGCATCTGTGCTGGCATAAAAAAAGGCAGAAACTTAGTGTGGGAAACCGTAGCCGATGCCGTGACTTTGCAGCTCATTGAGTGCCGTGAAGGGAAGTATTACAGGCGTTAAAAGGTGTACTGAAAATGTGTATCCCCTTAAGAATATTTATTAGTACACATTTGAAATACACCCCCCTCTCTCAGACTCTCACCCCCCAGCCCGAAAAGGGCTGGTTGGGGGAACGATAGGGCGAACCGTGTACCTGCCGCTAAGGCGGCGGTACAGGTATCGCCAAGAAAGAAGAAAGACAAATGGAAAGACAAAAGAAAGTGCCGATGAACTGGGAACAGCTACAGGCCTACGTGATGGAAGAACGCAAAGACCCTAAGTGGGAACAGAGATGGCATGGTGTACGTGCGTGGTTGTTGTATGGTGGTAAGGTTTCGCTAGATCGTTGGGTGCGCCGAGATGACAGAGAAACCTACCTGCGACTCAAAGATGGAAAGGTAGTGCTTGTTCACTGGGACGGTACATGGCAACCGTTCTGCACCCTTGATGGTCTTTGCAAATATGACACTTATGTCATGATTCCGCATGACCATGCTGGCTTTGAGAAAGTTTATAAAGGGCGGCTCAAAAAAAGTGTTTGACAGTTGATATGCTTGCGGTATATATTTGGTGTGTCGGTGATGGATGTGAAAATGCCCGCAAGGGTGAGCCCAGTGGCTCCGGTAAAGGCCTTTTCATCATCGACACACTAGAGATCCAGTGGATCAAAGGAGAAACGATGGGATTTTTTGCACAACACGGGAAGTTCTCGGAAGGTAGCGGAAAAAAGTACAGCGTGGCAGAAGCAGGCATCTACGCCTGTGCGCTGATTGACTGCGAAGCAGTACAGGGTAAGTCATTCGACAACCCAGATGTTATGGAACCTAACTTTAAGTGGATTTTCGAAACCACTGAAGTAGGTGATGAAGATGGGCAGCCCTTCCGCTTTGTCCAGTTCACAAAGACCTTTTATGGTAACGAGCGGGCAAAGCTCACAATCCTTCTTGATGGCATGGTTGGACGCATGACGGCTCAACAGTTCCAGGCACTTGACATTGATGCACTCAAAGCAAAGCCATGGCAGGTGGTTGTAGGAACACGGCAGAAGATGAACGGGGAACTCACCAATGTGATCGAAACCGTAAAGCCTGTCAAGGTGGCAGCTACAAAGCCACTAAAAAAAGTGGTGCAGGAAGATATTACAGACCCGTTTGGTGAAGACTGATGGGTTGGTCTCTTGAAATCAGAGAGTCGGCAAGCATCCATGATTTGTTCATGGATGCAGCTCGACACTTTGTAAGTGATGTTTGTATCGATAAATCTTTGGAATATGCTTACATTAGCATTGAACCTCGTTACGGCGATTTACTACGTGTGTCTTGCGTCTTTGAATATGGCCCATTCCGTTTCAACTATATGGGTTTGAGAGTTCACAAGGATGAAGAATACGGATGGTTTTCTGGAACCGATGAGTTCTCTTGCAAATGGTCAGTGTTGAATAAAGAGTGGCTAGACAGAGATGAACGAGAGTTTCTCTTTGAATGCGCACAAGAGTTCATGCAGGTTTGCGTCAAGCTGAAAAACGGAGAAATCGAACCGTTTCCAGATGAAGAAGAAGAAGATGTTTAGAGATATCTAAACTTGGGAACACTAAAGGAGGGCAGGTTTACCTGCCTTCCAACCTTGGGAGATAAAGACAATGAAACAAACTAATCAGAGCCTCGCAGAAGCCATCAAAGAGATGGCACAGCACGTCATCAACACGCAGCGTGATTCCTTTGCAGTTATCGACTGCCCACTACAGATTCAGGTATCCAGCGACCATTCCGAGATTCATATGCATAAAGGTGCGCTGCACCTCATGGTTGCCATAACTGGCGATGATGCTGGTATCTACGACTGCAACTCCATGGGCTATGCCGTCCAGAATCCTTACTGGATCAATAGCCTCAAGCCAGCTGATGTGATTGCAGACATCTGGGCGGTAGCCTACGAAGTAGACAAAATCATGTCACGGGAAGTAGTACTCGTTTGACCGGGCATTACCGGACATCGCAAATTCAGGCCCTCAGCGTCATTGACGACTGGGGGCTGGACTTTGCTACAGGGAATGTCATCAAGTACATCCAACGAATGCCACACAAAGGTACACCTAACGCTGACAGTATCAAGGCACTCTGGTACTTGACTTATGCCATCACCAGAGATGTAGCCGTTGCTGATCGCATTGCAAAGGAAGTTGAGGCACTCAATGGCTAAAGCCTTTACAACCGACCAAAAGAAAGAACGCATCCGGTTGGCTGTTGAGATATACAACAAAACCGGAGCTTGGAAAGATGCCGAGAAGATAGCACACCGACAAAACGTGGAGAAGTGGATTCGAGACCCTGAGATTTTCGCCTATGCCGAAAGCGTTGGATACGATCAACTCATCACCACTCCCGTGGCATCCTTTGCGCCTAAGTCATCACACTACAACAACCGCATCGGTTTCTCCGCAGCTGTGATGCACATGAAAGAAGGACGGTTCGTAGCCAGAGACGGGGCAAGGCTTCACTATGCAATCCGTGATACTGCTCTGGTTATGTACAAGCTGGATGGCATTGGAAACCGACACCATGCAGGCCCTGCATACTTCCGTGGTACGGATATTCTGGCTAACGACTGGACGGTGGTTGATTGAGGTTCTACGAGGCCGCACGGTGGCTAAAGCGGGGCAAATGTATCCGTAGGGCTACATGGGCAGGTAACTGCCATATTGAGCATTCACAAGGCGAACAGGTCAGGCACTACAACGGTAGACGATGGCAAGGTTATGTACTGCTGATGCGTGACCTTTTTGATGAAGAGGGAAACGCACGAGACGATTGGGAGGTCATAAGATGAAATTCGGAGAAGTGATACAGGCCTTGATGGCTGGTGGTTCTAACGCTGTAAGGCGTGGTGAGTGGTGCGGGACTTTCCTGCGGTACTCCGAACTCTGGAACGCTTTTGAGTTGCACGGGTCACGGGACAGGGTGACGCAGCTGGAAGAACTGAGCCTGTCACCCGGTGACCTGTTTGCTGATGACTGGGATATCGTTACTTTAGATCCACGGACAGGCAAGGTGGCACAATGATAACCATAGACATCTCACAACTTGACTTGACAAGCGTTTGTGTCGGTGCAGTGGCTTACTGGATATGGTCACAATACATACTCAAAGCAATCTTTGTATGGTTCATCATTCCTGTGGGTGGCATCCTTACAGGCAAGTCAAGAGAAAGTGTTATCAATGACGGCGTAGAAAAAGCCAGAAAAAGGCTTGAAGCATTGTTGCCACATTGGACGGTGGCCCAATGATTCTTTTTGCACTCGGTGTCCTGCTTGGTGCGGGATGCTTGGCGGTATATAACGAGATGTATACAAAGTGGTTATATAACGATGTGAAGAAACGGGCTAAGGCTCACGGTATAAGCGAAGAACGAATGAGGGCAGCCGTTATCAAAATCACACAAGAGAAAATCGAGGCTGGATGGAATGGCAAGTAAGGTAGGTAATAACGACATGAACAAAAAAACGACTTTAGCAGGTTTACAGGCACAAATCGCAAGCCTGCCGACATATGCAGAAAATGCAAAGATGACAATGCACATTGACCAAGCACAAGAGCTGGTGAACATCATCAAGTCCCTTGAGCCACCATTGAATGAACCTGAATGGTGCGCTAGGACACAAGCGATTATTGATGAAAGAAAGAAACAATTGCAGGAGGGTGCGAATGGCAGCACAACCCGGAGCAGGTAGACCTACCAAGTACACGGAACAGACCGTAGCAAAGCTTCTGGAGGCTCTGCGGGGTGGTAACACCCGCAGGGCTTCCTGTGCTGTTGCAGACATTTCACAAGATAGCCTAGCACTTTGGCTTAGGACGTATCCCGAATTTGCGGAAGCCGTAGAAAAAGCAGAGGGTAAGGCAGAATCTCAGATGGTGTCAATCATCAAGGCTGCATCAGAAACAACGTGGCAAGCCGCTGCATGGTGGCTCGAAAGAAAAAACAAAGCCGAATGGTCAAAGAGAGTTGAGCAAACTGGAATAGATGGTGCGCCAGTTAAAGTAATCGTGGAGTACGCTGATAAACCATAACAGCAAAGGGAGATAAGTCAATGAACAAAGAAATACGTGAGATGACAGACGCAGAAAGAATCAATCACTTGAGATCTGCATCTATAGTCCGTGGCATGAGTAGTAAATCTACAGGAAAACTTCTTTCCGTTATAGAAAACAAAAACATGCGTTACGAAATGTTGATGAACGCTTTTGTCGCAAAAGAACAATCCGCAACAAACGCAAAGAAGAATAAAAATGGCAGACATTAGATTTCACGGGGTAAAGCCTACAAGGGCTACCAAGGATTCCGCTGGGTACGATCTACGCTCACAGCTGGACATCATCATCCCGGCTGGTGCTACCGTAGGCATTGACACGGGTACACTTGCCATCTTTCCACCTCACCTCTGTGCTATGGTCTGTTCTAGGTCTGGTCTAGCCCTGCGTGGTCTTGCTGTTGCTAACGCTCCAGGCATTATCGATGCTGACTACGCAGACACCATCAAGGTGCTACTGCACAACCGTACTCAAGGTGATTGGGTGATTGAGAAGGGCGAGCGTATCGCTCAGTTAGTGTTTGTGGAGTACAAAACCGGGTTTGACGCTCCACAAGATGAGCGTGTCGGCGGTTTAGGTAGCACTGGCATTGCCTGATATACGGCTGGTGCTTCCACGTCCTCACGATGCCCAGCAGGTGATACTACGGGAAGCCAAGCGGTACAACGTGCTTGCCTGTGGTAGACGTTTTGGCAAGACAACACTAGGCGGGAACCTGCTATCCGATCCAGTACTCAAAGATGGCTTACCGTGTGCGTGGTTTGCACCTACCTACCGACTGCTGGAGGAAGCGTACAACGACCATAAGCGCATCTATGCTCCGGTGATTCGGCGAGCTGTGCAGACACCTGCTCCACGCATTGAGCTCATCACGGGTGCTGCCATTGACTACTGGACGCTTGATGACCCGTCAACAGTTGCTCGTGGTCGTAAGTACAAGCGAGTCATCATTGATGAGGCCGCAATGGCTCGGCATCTAGAGCAGGCATGGACGGAAGCCATAAGACCGACGCTCACCGATTACAAGGGCGATGCGTTCTTCCTTAGCACTCCGAAGGGTAGCAACTACTTCAAAAGCCTACACGCTATGGCTGGCGTAGATGATGACTGGATGGCATGGCAGATGCCTACCACCGCTAACCCGTGGATTGACCCGGAGGAAGTAGCCAAGGCAGGGGAATCTTTACCAAGCATAGCCTTCAGGCAGGAGTACTTGGCGGAGTTCGTCGATGCAGCTGGAGCCAGAATCAAGCGGGAGTGGCTACGTTTTGGCGAGGCGCCTGAAGGCTTGCCTGTCTACCTTGGTGTTGACCTTGCAATCAGCACAAAGGCAGAGGCCGACTATACTGCCGTGGTTGCTCTAAGCCGTGCAGAGGATGGCACCTTGTACGTGCTGGATGTGAACCGTACCCGTGCAGACTTTGCCAGCGTCCTGCGCTTCATCGAGGCTATGGCGGAGAAGTGGAAACCAACCATGATTGGCATCGAGCAGGTGCAATATCAGGCGGCTGTCGTGCAGGAGCTTATGAGACGTACAAAACTGCCTATCCGGGGGATACGTCCAGATCGTGACAAGATAACTCGCTTTGCGCCTCTGGAAGCCCGCTACGAGCAAGGACAGGTTGTACACGTTGAAGGATTGCCACCCTACTGGCAGGATGAGTTACTATCATTCCCGGTTGGTCGACATGATGACGTGGTTGATGCTATGGCGTACGCTTGGCAGGTGTGCGGACAGCGTAAAGGCTGGGGAGCGGTATAGTCTGGTATGCCTGAACTATACACTTACAAACTGCAAGCGATAAGCCACATTGATGGGGATACCGTCAGGGCTTCTATCGACCTAGGATTCAACGTCATTCTGACCGATATGCATATTCGCATCTATGGCGTTGACTGTCCAGAGAAGGCAACGATAGAAGGCAAAGCCGCTCTGGCCTTCACTCGTGACTGGATTGATCAACACTGGCTGAGGGAAGAAAAGCCCGTGTATGTGACAATCCAGAGCCACAAGCGGGATAAGTATGGACGCATCCTTGGTACGGTCTTTACCGATGGTTCGGTACTCGCTGATGAGCTGAAGGCACACGGCCACGCTGTTGAGTACTTTGGCGGGAAGAAGTTATAACCTTCCCTGTGGGATACTGAAGCCATGGGCATCTTTGACCGATTTTTAGGCACGAAAGCCGCAGCCAACCAGACAGAAGCACTACCTCTCCCACTAGCACAGAGTAGAGACCGGATGCTGACCGGATTCGGCAACGGGCAACTCTACTCCCGGCTCAGACGCTCTCTCCCTGGCTCACACAAAGACTGGTCCGCCGTAGCTGGTGACCTTGGGCTAAACGGCATCGTGGCAGTAGCCATTGACTGGTACGTGCGGAACTGGAGCCAAGGTATCGCAAAGGTCTACCGACCTGTAGACTCCAGCCAAGCAGATGCACTGCCAGACCACCCGATTCTTCAGCTCATCGCTGAACCGATGCCGGGATTACCTGCTAACCTTGTATGGGGCTGGTTCCTTCAGGACTACAAGTTATTCGGCAATGCCTACCTGCGAAAGATTAGATCCACGATTGATGGTCAGGTAACGGCTCTCCAGTTTCTACCCTTTGATATGGTCAGGCCTGTTGGTGATGGTGTCAACCCGCTGACCATGTACAAGTACCAGACCGATGGTAGGACGTTCGACATCAAGCTTGAGGACATCATTCACCTGCGATACGGCAGGGAGCCTCTCGATATACGCCTTGGACGTTCACCGCTACAGGCCATGCTCCGGGAAGTTGGTACGGACAACGTAGCATCCTCAGCTGCTTATGGTCTCCTTGCTAATGGTGCGATGCCTTCTATCATCATCGGGCCAGATGCCAAGGATATGTCGGTTGATATCAGCCTTGACGATGCACGGCAAATCAAACGCCAAATGCGGGAAGACCTGACAGGTGACAATGCTGGTGGGGTCGTTGTCATGAACGGCCCATACAAGATGGACAGGGTTTCATTGACACCTAACGACCTCGCACTTGATAGCATCCGGAGAGTGCCAGAGGAGCGCATCTGTTCTGCCCTGGGCTTGAATCCGATGGTGCTTGGGCTTGGCTCTGGGCTTGAGCGTAGCACCTACAGCAACTATGAGAGGAGCCAGCAAGCGGCATGGGAAGATGGCATGGTTCCGTTATTCCGTGCTATCGCCGACGTGCTTACCATCCACCTGCTGCCTGACTTTGCAGAGACTCAGCAAGGCGACTATTTAGAGTTCGATGTCTCGCAGGTTAGGGCGTTGGCTGATGACCTGAGCGCAGCAGCTGAACGTGCAGAGCGTCTTTTCAAGGCTGGCATCATTGATCGTGCAGAAGCCAAGCGCATCGCAAGCATGGAACCATCACCAGAGGATGAAGGCATCCTACATCCAACGGCTATCAGCACTCAGAACATCGGAACCATCACGCCTTCCAAGTCGTTCGAGATGAAGTACAGACCGAATGCTGGCATGAAGGAAGCGGCGCAACGTGCGCTTGATTGGAAGGCTGAAGGATTTGACGGTGGCACACGGGTAGGACTTGCCAGAGCAAATCAAATTGTCAATGGTGAGCAACTTTCCGAAGACACCATATTGCGGATGTACTCATTTTTCTCACGGCATGAGGTAGACAAACAAGCCGAAGGATTCAACGCTGGTGAGAATGGGTTCCCTTCCGCTGGGCGTGTAGCCTGGGACTTGTGGGGTGGTGATGCTGGGTTCCGCTGGGCTACTGCAAAGCGTGACCAGATAATGGCGCAGGACGGCAAGAGCATTGATATTGAAGACTGCTGCACCCCGGGGGTGGTGTACAAGTCTCACCCTTTTTACGGGTACGAGCTGGAAACAGTCTCAAGCGAGTAGATGATGGAACGGCTCGAATCTATGCCGCCAGCCAGAAGTTTAGGAACGATCTGCTTGAGCGTGAGGGCGTTGCTATCTCCAAGATGCAACGTGCCTACCGTGCCGCAACGAAAGCCAGCATCGATGAACTGGAAGCGTTAGAAGGACGCATCGCAGAGCGTGAGGCAAACGGTGAACCGCCAAGCCAGACCATAATCTGGATGAAGCAACGCCTAGAGCAGAACATCCGAGACCTCGGCGAGAATCTGAAAAAGTTTTCTGTGGAAGGAACGCAGATAGCAATAGATGGGCAAACTCAAGCCGTTGAAACTGCTAATGATGCAACGCAGAGCCTTGTGGAAGCGGCAGCTGGCAAGAAACCGTCAAGCGTTGATGTCGGATTGTCGTGGACGGCATTACCAGATGAACAACTACAAGCCTTTGTCGGAATGGCGGGTGATGGAAGCCCTCTGGGTGAGTTATTTGCGAAGATTCCGCAGGTAACGACAGACGCTATGCAGATGGCACTTGTACAAGGCATCAGCCTTGGTGAAGGGCCACGGACAGTAGCACGGCGGGTAAGACGTGCAGCTGACATCGGTAGGCAACGTGCAGAAACCATTGCACGTACTGAGATGATCCGCTCTGCTCGTGAAGTCCAACGGCAACTGTATACGCAGAACCCAGCGGTGCAAGGATACCGACGGCAAGCTACGCAGGATAGCCGAGTATGTTTAGCGTGTTTAGCATTGTCTGGCACACTTCATAAGACCGATGAAATCATGCCATCACATCCAAATTGTCGCTGCGTTCTTATTCCGGAGACACTCTCCTGGGCTGAGATTACTGGAGACAGTAGCATCCCAGATACTAGACCAGAGGTAGCGACATCCGAGCGCATCCTCGCTGGTTTGTCGGATGCTGAAAAGCTGGCAATCATGGGGCCTGCTAGGTTTGAACTATACAAGAATGGGAAACCATTGCTTGATATGGTTCAGGTCAAGGAAAATCAGGATTGGGGGCCTACTACACACGTATTGCCGTTGAAAGATATTGGTGGTTCGTTATCGGTCAATCCACCTGCGCCACCCAAAACTCCAAAGGGTGTCGAAGGTCCGAAGCCTACGGAAATCATAAAGCCGTCAATCAATCGAAATCCACAAGCACTTTTGGAAGAGTTTAGGAAGTTACGCCCAGCATCTAGAACAAAAGCACAGATTCAAAAAGATATCGAATCCTACTATTCGGAAAGAACCAAGTTTATAGATGATTATGTAGATGTACAGAAATTAGGCGATCGATTTGAGGGCTTTGCTGAATGGAATAAAAACAATAAGCAACGATTAATTGATTTAGAAAATGAAGAAAGTAGTTCGGCGTTAGATAAAGATACTCTCAAAAAGATGCATGAACTTTTGTTTTCAACTAATCCAATAACAGTTTCAAAAGTACCATTTGATGATGTAGTGCTTATGACACAAAAACAAAAAAGTGTCCCAGCTAAGTATCATAAATCAGTCAATGATTGTATTGATTATGTGTCTAGTTTTATAGACGCACGGCCTTTGTCGTTAAGCCAAAATAGTTTACTGAGCGCAAACCTTGATTTGAGTCAAATTCAAGTATTTATAGAAAGTGGAAATTTCGGTGGATATAACGAATGGACACGAAAAGGCCGAATAGCGATTAACACTTATGCTTGTAAGTTACAGGATAAGTTTGACATTACATTTGCCGAAGCGTCAGGATTTAGAACATTAGCCCATGAAATGATGCATTGGCTAGATGCTCGCGATCCATCTATGAGAAAACGTGTGTCTGACTTCTATCAAAAACGTACTAACGGAGAACCGTGGTTGAAGAGCCCATACGGTGGTCAATATAAAAAAGACAAATGGCCTGATGCGTATTCTGGTCAAAGATATCAACCCTATGAAAATCAAGGGTTTGGACTTGAAGTTCCTACGCGTGGTATTGAAATGCTATTAAGTAATCCGTTGGAATTTGCTGAAAATGATTTTGAATATTTCAGCTTTATGATTACGGAAGTATTAGGTACAGGCAAATGAAAGTCAGAGTGCGGTACGCATCAGCTGAGATGATTATCGAAAGCCGAGACATATACACTCGCCCAACCATTACAGGTGAACTCTGGGATGCAATGAAGGGTACACCGATTAGCACATGGTTGACCCTATATGGACAGCAACGATTCAACATTTACGAAGAGATAGATTTCGCTCTGGGAATACAGAACGATCCATTGATGACTGTTGAATGGATTGAGCCTATTGAGGGCTACGAATCCACAAAAGACTACATTGTATAACCGTGTGGGATACTTAGCGCATGGAACTGCTGACCGTATACAGTGATGCTATCAAGTCCGACCGCCTTGGTTATGTCAAGGGTTATCTGGTGCGGTTTGGTTCACCGGACAACGTAGACCTAGAGGGTGACTATTTCACGCCTGAAACAGACTACGGATTCCCCATCAAGTCCGGTCAAGCAATCCCGCTGAATCTTTACTACCATCACGGTATGGATTCCGTTGTAGGTAAGCGTTGCATCGGTACAGGCACTGTCAAGATGACAGATGCAGGACTTTGGTACGAGGCTCAGGTAGACATGGCTGATGAGTATGGACAGATGATTGCCAAACTCTGCAAGCAGGGCAAGATGGGGTATTCATCTGGTGCAGCAGGACATCTTGTACAGCGCAAAAGTAATGGTGGTGTGAATCAGATTGTCAGCTGGCCTATCGCTGAAGCAAGCATTACACCGACACCAGCGGAGTATCGAAACACAGTAAAAACAATCAAGGATATGTACGGCATGGAACCTATGGAGATGGAAGAGGAAGAAGAGATTGTAATGGCTCCGATGCCTGAGCAATCAGCCGCTGATTACGCCGCTGAAGTCTTCAAGGAAGCCGAAGGGGAACTTGTCCACGAAGGACTCGAAGCCTACTGGGAAGCCCTCTCTGGAGCCATGGAAGTAATCGAAAGCCAAGACATGGCAAACGCCTTGATTGATGCTTTTGCAGAACGTGCTAAGGGCCTTTATGCCATGCACGGTGCTAAATGTATTCAACCCGCTTCATTGCGTGGTGTAGAACGTCGACTGCGGGATGCAGTCGGTTTGTCCCGGTCAGCCGCCAAGCGGCTTGCACCTGTAGTCTGGGAATCTCTGCGGGATGCAGACCAGCCAGTGACGCAACCGGAAATCGTAGTTGAGGCGAAAGCCACTGATATGGATGAGCGAGCAGACCTGCTTGCCCGTCTGGAGATTCTGTCACTATGACAATCGAACAACTCGAGTCGAAGAAACTCGGAAACATCGCAACCGCTAAGGAACTCGTTTCCTCTGGTGGTGACCTTGCACAGGCAAAGTCTTTGATGGCTGAAGTCAAAGAGATTGAAGGCCGCATCGAAATGCTCAAGACGCTCGGCGAGTCTGCTCCTGTAGCAAAGCCAGCCGTCCAGCCATGGGCAAACGGTGGAGTCACCAAGTCTGTTTTCTCCGGAACCCGTGACGAACAGAACTACAAGGGCTATGTGATGGGTCAGTTTGCACTGGCTGTCACTGGTAATAAGAAGTCTGCTGAGTGGCTCAAGTCCAACGGACACCTGAAGGCACAGAACGAAGGTACAACCACGGCTGGTGGATTCCTTACTCCTGACCTGCTTTCCAGCGACTTGGTTTACCTCCGTGAGCAGTACGGCGTTGCACGACAAAACTGCCGCATCGTACCGATGACATCGGACGTTCAGCTCGTTCCAAACGCAACCGCATCAACAACAGTCTACTATCCGGGTGAAAACACGACCATCACTGCATCGGATATGACATTTGCTCAGATCTCGCTTACAGCCAAGAAACTTGCAATCCTTACGCAGGTTTCCAAGGAACTTAACGAGGACTCGGTTGTCGATATCGGCAACGCTCTTGCTCGTGACTTTGCATACAACTTGGCAAAGGAAGAAGACCGTGTCGTTTTCAGCTCTGCCCGTACAGGTACTGACGCATCTGGTCTTGTTGGTATCGGTCGTGCGCTGACTGACCTTGCTGGTGGTACCGCTGCAAACTATGGCAATATCGCCTCTGCGGTTGTCGGTGCAGCTACGTCCAACTCAACGTGGTCTGTGTTCACATTGGCTAACCTGCAAACCATGATTGGCAAGTTGCCAACGTATGCGGATTCGCCAAAGTGGTACATGCACAAGAACTTCTTCTACAGCGGTATTGCAGACAAACTCGCAGCTCTTGGCGGAAACAACATCTCGGCAATCCAGAACGCTTATGGAAGTGTTCCACTCTTGTATGGCTACCCTGTCATCTTTGTGCAGAATATGATTTCAAGCCCTGCCGCATCCAGCCCTGTTGCATTCTTGGCTGACCTCAGCAAGGGCGTAGCCTTTGGAGACCGCAGAGGTATCACGGTAGAAATGTCCGACCAGCCTTACTTCATCCAAGATTCTTGGGCATTCAAGGCTACCGAGCGTTTCTCGGTCAGTGCATTCGATACCGGAAACTATTCCACGGATCCAACTGCCCGTGTAACTGGTTCCTTCATCGGTCTTATCTCTTCTGCAACGTAAGAGATATAGCAACTCAATCAAGCCCTCGGCAGACGTGCCGGGGGCTTTTGTTTTGCCTGCGTGTATTTTTATAAAATAGTCGTGTGGGATACTGAAGCCATGAGCCTGAGCCGTGCAGAAGCCAT